CATTCCCAATGCTTGCATCGGTACTAATCCTGATAATTTCATATTATTATGCTTTTTTTAATCTTACTGATTGATATTTATCCATTTTCGTTAAACTCTTTAATTGTGATTGTGCTGAGTTCTTCGGTGCTGGTTTTGTTATTGTTCTTCTTTCTGCGTCTTTATTTGCTCCCTTTGGAGTTGCAGTAACTACATATTTATCTAAAGCCATAGGTTTTTTACCTTCAACTTCTTCAATATTAGTTTCACTTTCTGCTTTATCTATTTCTTGTATAGAACTTGCAATCTTAATGATTCTTTCTTTAATTCTATAAATGTTTGTGTTGGTTCTTTTAAAGAAATCATTTTTACCTAAGTTGTTTTCACTTCTTAATCTATTATACCAATTAACAAATCTTTCAATTTCTGCTAATTGATTTTTAACTTCTCTAATACCATGTGATACTTTTTGAGATGGAGTTCTTGTTTCATCTCTTTTTAAATCTAACCAACGATTTTCATCTATACTCTTAGCAAATTCAAATCCGGTACCCGATGATTTAACTTTACGTTTGATATCACCTTTAGTATCTTTACCAAATGCAAATGGTGTATTATATCCATCAACCGATGCCGTAGTAGTTTCCTCTTCGATTTTTTTTTCTCTGAGTTTAGTACGAATCGTTTCTTTTAATTTATTTATATCTTCTTTAGATAATTCCTTTTTGAACATCGCTCAATTCCTTTTCCAATTCATAACACATAATCAAAGATGTGATATGATTGTCTTTTATTTTTTGTGAATTACCAATTTTTGATAACTGATTCATTGTTTCTGCCAATTTGATTTTTGTAACCTTATCATTAATTTTAGAAGAAATTATTTTGAATTCTTTTATTAATGATTTAACTTCACCAACTACATGCTTTTTTAAATTATCAGAGTTAGTATAAGAGTTTATATATTCTTTTAATAAACCTTTTTGTTTATCATTAAGATTATTATATTTTTTATTAAAACTATCTACTAACATTTTGTAAGAAAGTAATTGAATTTCTTTATCTTCTTTCTTCAAATCCGAATGTATTGTAGTTTCAGTTAATGTTTTATTTGATGGTGTTTTACCAATTAAATGTTCAACTAATGTATATTTTGTATTTACGAAATCTTTAGGGTCGTAGTTTTGGTCAACATTTATTTTGTATTCAAATATTTTATATACAGATGCTAACACTTTGTAGTTAGGTATTTGAGAACGTAAGAAATCTTCAATTGCGTAATTATCTTTAATTTCTTTAATTAAATTATATTTTTCTTTTAAGATTTTCTTTTCATCTAATTTAGCTCTACTTTCAACAACTGCATCTACAAATCTCTCTGCTCTATTTTCACTATTATATCTCTCCGATACAATAAATTGATATAATTTTAACTCATTAGACAATTCCGTCTTTGAATTGAAGTATTTTTTTAATAATCCTTCTGCTATACCCTTTCTATTGTTAAGGATATCAGAGGTTACTTGTCTCACTAGCAATTCAAATAAAAAGCCGGTATTTCTGAACTTTGAATGTTTAATTTGTTTCATTTATATACATTATTCCATTTATAAATATAAGGTGTTATAATAAGAATTAGTTTTCTATGATATTTTGTTCATCTAACATAGATTTTCCTTCACTTATTACCGATTTTCCACTTCTAGTTATGTTTTTTCTTAACATATCTATAAAACTTTCGTTTTTATATTGATTTTTTAAGTCTTTACTTCCAATTACATCTCTACCAAATGGTGATTTATCTTTACCACGTGTTGAATATTCTTTTGGTCTACCCACTGCTTTTGCTTCTTGTTGTGGTTGTTCTTCTTCATCATCTTCATCACCTAATTGTGCTTTTAGTTTTGAAATTTGGTCTTCAACATTTAATGGTTGTCCGTTTGGTGTTTCTTCTTGTGGTTGTTCTTCTCCATCAATCGGTGGTTCATCTGTATCCATAGGTTCTCCATTTTCATCACTTCCTAATGCTGGTTGTTGTCCTAATGCACCTTGTTGTTCTTGTGTCTTTTCTGTACCAGTTGTTTCTAAGTTATTAAGTTTGAAAGTAAGCATTGCATCTTTCTTTAATCCTTCAACTTGTAATGCAGCTTCTTCGTAACTGAAATTAAGTATATTCTTATACATCCACTCTTTAGAAATTACTTTTAATTGGTCCATCTTTTGTACCAATTCCATTTTCATTGTCCAAAGATTAATTTTCTCTTGTTCGTAAATTAATGATGGTAACGTTAATTCCAATTCAAAGTTTGTTAATTCACTATCATCAATACCTTGTGAATATAAATGAGCAATTGCAATCTTTTCTAATCCATCAACTACAATTCGTTGTAATCTTTCGATTGTTTTTGCAAATCTCATATCCATTGCTGCTAATGTAGCTTTAGAGTTTCCATCTTCTAAGTAACCCAAATGTTGTTTAGGTATCTTTAATGCGGCAAACATCTTATTCTTTAAGTAATCGATATCTTCTATTGGTGCGTACTCTAAGCCATCTAAGTTTGTGATTTCAGTACCACTATCATTACCTCTAACCGGTAAATAGAAATCTTCCATTAAATTTTGAACGTTATACTTTAAGTTATACTCACCGGTTTCTGCGTTCACATATGGAGTTTTCTTTGATTTGTTTATAATTCTTTGAATGTATTGGTCTACTTCATTTGGAGCAATACCACCTACATCAATTTTAAATATTCTTTTTTGTGGAGCTCTTACAATTCTATGGATAATCATTGCATCTTCCATCAATGTTATTTGTTTCCATAATCTTCTAGCACCTTCTAATAATGATTTTCCGTAAGGTAAGAAGTTTGTATCTGATAATAAACGAAAGTGGGCAATCTCATAGTTTTCATATTCAGTTTTTTGTCCTGCTATGAATAATGATTTAGTTGCCAATGGAGTATGAACAAACTTTACAGCCTGCCAATTGTTCGGGTCAAATCCTTCTACTCTTGTAATTTCATATGCCGATAATGGTTGAACCCCTACGATACCTAAGTTTTCTGCAATCTCTAAATGTAAAAAGAAATCACCATACTTAACCATATTTCTAACCCAAGGCCATAAATTAAATTCTACATTTACAACATCATAAAATAAGTTAGTTAGAATATCTTTAATATGGTCATTATTAGTTTTGATTTCTACAATTCTACCATATTCATTTTTACTCGTTGATTCATCTGCATAGATATCTAATGCCGATGTTATAATTGGATCCTGGTCCATTGCATCATAATCTCTAAATAACTCTTGTCTTATTTGTTGATAAGCCAAATAGTTTTCAAATGTGTTGTTCATTGCTGATGAATGCAATCTCATATACCTATCTCTAAGATTGGTAGCTATTGCCTGTGTTTCATCGTAATCAATTACCTTTAACTTTCCGCCTTGGTTTCTTACGATAACCGCTGTTGAAAATAATTTCTTTAACCTGCCGTAAAATGAAGTATCTGCCATATTATTTTATATTACCATTTTCTACAAGACCAATATCTTGCTTTTGTTCTAGGACCTGCATTATCACAATTATGTCTAGCTCTAAACGATTTTCTCGCTTTTGGGTTAGATTTTCTTATTCTCATTGTTTTCTCACCTTTAGCCGCTGCGGATGTTCCACCATGTCCAAAGTTTACTTTAACAACTTTGCCTGCTGGATTTTTTACATACACTTTAAACTTCTTAACATCACCCTGTGTTGGTTTACCCAATTCAACTTTTCTACCTTGATATTCTGCTTCATTTAAAGATTCATTATATGCTTCTTTCTCTTTAATCTTAGTTTTAAGAAAAGCTATAAAATCTTCCATTTCTTCTATATCATCCTCATCTACATCATATTCATCAATATCATCATCAATATCTTCTTTTATTTTACCAAATGCCATTGCGTATGGGTCAGAATAAATTCTACCCAATTCAATTTTATTTCCATTTTCTAACGTATGTGTAGATTTACTTAAAGGTAAACCAAAAAATTCATATAAAAAACTTTTCTTCATTATATTTTCCTCGTTATACAATATATAAATATTATATTATTTAATAAGCCACCTTAAATCTTCAAAATCATCCTTACCAACATTCATTTTATAAGGGTCTTGTCTTAAATCTTTCTGTGTATAAACCGGATTATATTCGGTTTTAACAAATCCATTCAATGCACTTTGTGCCAATGAACCTCTTTCATTTCTTAATCTCAATGCGGTATCTCTAACCCATAACCCAATGCCCAATGCCATTGTTAAATCATCATTATAACCTCTTGCTGCTTCTGCTCTACCATTGTGCCATATAAAAGTAAATAACTCATCTATCTGTCTCTTAGAATGTATAATAACTGATTTATCTTTCATATATTGGTCAATCTTAGAAACAATCATAGGTCTTGTCTTAGATGAAATTGTGAAACCAGGAATCATTTGTTTTTGTTCTCTATAATATTTGTTAGTCCATTGTGTATTAACATCTACATATTGAACATCTTTATGACTCCAAAATAAATTCTTATAATCTCTATCTAATATTTGTTGTATTGTTGCCCATCCAATGTTTGCGTTATCTATAATCAATAATGCATCGTTATAATCGGTTGCTATACTAATTAACATATTACCAAAATCAGTTGGTTCTACTTTACCTTTGTACTCAGCAACTTGCTCCATTGATTCAATATCTATGATGTGGAATGCTGAATAATCATTACCATCTCCTCTACTTACATCGGCGGTTACTACATATGAACGATTGTAATCTGGTTTTTTCCATAACCATATATTATTATCAAACCCGGTCTTTTCAATTGGGTCACATACGTTGTTTTCACTATACCATATTAAAAGGTCACCATCAATTACATTATCACCCGATGAAATGAAATCGCAATCACACTCTTGTGCTGCTTGCTTATCACCTAATTGTTGCGTTTGCTCATCTCTCCACTCTTGTTCTCTATCAGGATGAACCGCCCAGTGAAGTTTAATAGGATTGAATAAATTTTCACCATTTTCTGAACTAACCCACATTCTATGAAACCAATTTCCCACACCATTAGGAGTAGATAAGGCAATACAATCACCACCGGTAGCCAAAGTCAATTGAGTACCTGTCCATATTTCATCAATATAATCAATAAAGGCTGCTTCATCAAATACTAAAAGGGATAAGGCTTCAGAACGACCAGAGTCAGGCTTTGAAGATACTGCTTTTACTTGTGAGCCATTTTTTAATCTAAGGGAGAGTTTGTTATCCTCTGATTCAGATACTCTTAACCATACAGGTAGTAACTGATTCATTGTTCTAACTTTTAATACTAAGTTCTTTGCTACATCTTGTTTGTTTGCAATAATAAGAACGTTGAAATCATCATTAAATATCATTTTCCATAGTGCATAACCTGCTACTAATGTTGATATACCTAACTGACGCGATTTAAGAACAATGTTGTATCTATGTTCTTTAAACTCGTTTAGTGTATCTTCTTGAAAAGGATATAGTTCGAATGGTATTTTTCCTCTAATTGGATGCTGAATTTTACAATATTTTTTCATAAAGTATACCGGGTCACCGGCACACTTTTGATATTGTTCCTTAATTACATCCTTTAGGGATTTTTGTGGAGTATTCATTATTTTTTCAATCTAATCTTCCAATATACACCACCACCAATATAAGGGGCCAATGTTCCACTTGTACCATCAATTGTTCTATTTGCAACTCCTAATCCTAAATGAAACATCTTATCTGCTTTTGTATTAATTAAAACACCAAATCCTAAATGAGATACAACATCTGCTTTGTTGAATCCACCTTCAAAACCATAGAATAATTTAGTCTTTGGTAATTCTTTAACAATTGTAGTTTCTTTAATAACTCTTTGTTTAACACTTGCGTTGAAAGTTCTACCTAATATTTTGTTTTGGGTGATAGTATCGATTAAAGATACGATTCCTAAACTATCTGGTAATTGTAATGTATCTTTGTAAATGTTCTTTGCAAAGTAGTCATGCAATAAAGCTTGAGTATCTACAATTGCGGGAATTGTTACTTCCTTAATTGTTTCGTGATAAATATCTTCACCTTTTTTAGTTACTACCTTTGTCTTAACTACTTCAACTGTATCAATTTCATGTTTAATAAGTTCATATTTTTTACCGTCTACTTTTACAATTTCACCTGTTGTTTTTTTGTTTCCGCCACATTGTTGGAAAACTACTATTACAATTAATAAAGCTATTGCAATGTTTTTAATGTTCAAAAATTTCATTATATTTCTCCTTTATTATTTCCCAATCCTCATTTACTGCAGTTTGGAATGTTATTATTAATTCGTTTAGACCAACTATATCTGAATCTAAATCTCTTTTTACCTTTTCAATATCACCATCGATACTCCACTTTTCAATACTACCATCTTCGTTTACAATAGTAGGAACTGTGTCTGCATCTTTTCTAGCTTGTTCAAATCTTGCCAAATCATCTTTAATTGTTCCTAATGCTTTTGAGTTCATTTTCCAATACTCATAGTTCTGATAGATACCTTCTAATTTAAGTTTGGCTTCTCTTTCTACTAAACAATTAATACAAAATCCACTTTGTTTAATAAATCTTAAGTTAGCTCCTTTTGGATTTGATGTTTTGCATTCTTTGGATTTACAACTAGTTAGTATATCTAAATATGCTCTTGCCTCATCATATTGGGTAACTGCACTTTTAAATCCTTCATGTTGCTCCCACTCTTTCCCGTTTGCATCAAACCAAGTATCACCAACTTCTCTTTTTTCTTTTGCCTTATCCCACCCCACTGTTGCATTGCCACTCTCTCTACCATGCATCACATCTAAAATCTTTTTTCTACTCGGATGCATCCAGGTTTTCTTATCTTTATTACCTTTGCTCTTAATTAACATAAATTATAACTTTATATATAAATATATATTTTTATCGGCTAAACTTAAAAATTCCCAAAATTTGGTTCAAAGGTGCGAATGCTCCCGTTAATTTATAAGCATTTCCTTTGTAACTAAATACGATTCCTTCACTCGGTACAATCTTTTCAAATCCACCAATTGAATTTAATCTACTCAATTCTTTTTCTAATTTTTTTATTTGAGTTATAGTTCCACCATTCATAATTTGATTAGCAGTTGATTCTAATTCAGCTCTCATTGCTTGTAATGCTTTATCAGGTTGAGCAGTTAATACTGAACCCATAAATGATAATACCTCTGCACCAACACCTAAAAATATATCTTCAAACTTTCTAAGATTACCACTCATAATAGTAGTTTTAGGTCCTTTATCTATTCCTTCTGCCCATGCTCTTGCTTTTTCATCTTTGATATCACCTACTCTCATGCTCTTATTATCAAATGCCCATCTTTTAACTAAACCTGCTTTTTCTAATGCTGATATTTTCTTTTTTGAATTATCTACAAAGTTTTCCCACCAAGCCTGATGATAATCTGCTACACCATCTTTATCGGTTAATCCAAATTCAGATTGTAGTTTAGTTATCATTGCTTTAAATTTACCTTTTTGAGAACTTAATTCTTTTGTTTTAGGTAATTTAACAATTGGAGGTCCTTGTATTGTGTATTTAGATTGAACATGTGCATTGATTTGCTTTAACATTCCACCTAATATACTTTCTGCACCATCTATTTTACCAATTGGATTTCCTGCTTCATTGTATTCAACTGCATTATGAAAAACTAAAAGTGCTTGATTGTAAGGAATAACATTAACCGATGTAGGCCATATTACTTCTAAATTTACAAACACTTTACCTTCTTTAAATATTTTATCTTTTTGTGCCTGTGATAATCCTCTGATTGCATTTTCTAAATCTTTCATTGCAAAATTGTATGCATCAGTTAATCCACCTCTGCCACCAAATTTAGTTGATACACCATTGATATCCATTGCATTTGCTCCGGCATTTGCTAAGTGTCCTTTGTTTCTCGCTGATATCAATCTGCCATTCTTCCAACTTATTGCTAATGCTTGTCCATCAGTCTTCTCTCTAACCACACCCAAGTTACCATCTAATGCATTATTTACAATTGCTTTCAAATCACCAAATGATAAATTCATTCTAACATCAAATGGATGATTCATATGCCCATACGCACCACCTTCACTTATAATACCTTCTTCTACTTTTCTGAATGTTGTTGCTTGTTTACCATTTATAGTTGGCATTCCATGTGGGTCTTTACCTATATCTTTAATGGTTACTCTTTTATTTTTAAACTTACCCATTAAAACATCATCACCTTTATCAACTTTTACATTGATATCTTCATCTATTTCTATTCCAGCTTCTTTCTCTACATCTGTAATTTCTTTGTAACCCATATTACGAAGTTCTTTAACAATATCGTTTATAGATGCATTGTATTTACCAACTGCTGCCATTGCTATTTTTTTACGAATAGTAAAGTTTCCTTTTTTATATTTTTCAATTACATTCTTAAAATGAATATCGTTTGTACTCATTTCAGTAATCACTTCTGCCATAGTATTTGTATCACCATCTACTTTACCATCTTCTGAATCTTTCATATAATCTTGTACTGTACTTTCCCAAACATCCAATGGAATTTTACCATCTTTCATTTGTTGTGCAAAATATAAACCAAACCATTCTATAAATTTATCATTATCACCATCCATTTCTGCACCAGCATTTTGAGCTACTTTACCAACACCATTTGTT